ATTCCCTGAGCCAGTGTCTCTAATCCAGCTGTTACCATCATGGTAAATCTGCAAATCACTACCAGCACCAAAGACTGCCTTGTCGTTGTCACCGAAGTTGATGTCATTGCCATTGGTGTCTAGGTCGCCGCCTAGCTGAGGTGTGGTGTCGTCAACCAAGTCCTGCATAGCAGAATCGGCTGTAGTACCTTGGGCGGCTGTAGCGTAGTCAGTAGACGCTGTAGTAGCGGCAGTACCCAAGCCCAAGTTAGTACGAGCAGCAGAAGCGCTATCAAGATCAGACAGGTTGTTAGCTTGCAGCAAGGCACCAGACAATGAAGCATAAGCGGCTACCCATGTAGACCCTTCATATACTTTCATTACATCGTCAGTTGTGTTGAAGTACAACGCACCTGCTACAAGAGCATCACCATCATTATCAACAGTAGGATCGCTAGCTTTTTGACCAAGATAACGATCATCAAAGTTATCCAATGCTTCTAGTGCCGCATCCTTAGCGGCTTCAGCAGAGTTCTTATACGTCAGTGCGCTAGCGGCAGAAGCGGAAGCTTCACTAGCCTTGGTAGTCGCAGTAGATGCAGAAGTTGATGCGCTGGTTGCAGACGTTGCCGCTTCACTGGCTTTAGTTGTAGCAGTGGTCGCTGACGTAGCAGCGTTGGTTTCACTGGTTGCAGCGTTAGCTTCGCTGGTTGCAGCGGCAGATGCACTATTAGCGGCGTTAGTCTCTGAGGTAGCCGCGTTAGTTTCAGAAGTGCCCGCGTTAGTCTCTGAGGTAGCAGCATTAGTGGCTGAAGTAGCCGCGTTAGTTTCAGAAGTAGATGCATTACTAGCGGATGTAGCAGCTTCGCTGGCTTTAGTCGTTGCAGTAGTCGCGCTATTAGCCGCGTTAGTTGCAGACGTTGCAGCACTGGTTGCGCTAGTGGCTGCATTGGTTTCTGAGGTAGCGGCATTGGTTTCCGATGTAGCCGCATTAGTCGCAGCAGTCTCAGCCGCTGTTTGGGCTGTTTCAGCTGCAGTCTGTGCAGTTTCAGCATTAGTCTCGGCAGTCTCTGCAGCAGTTTTGGCTGTCTCTGCCGCAGTCTTAGCGGTTTCTGCTGCAGTCTTCGCAGTCAATGCTTCAGTGGCAGATGTAGCTGCATTGGTCTCAGAGGTTGACGCATTACTTTCGCTAGTCGCTGCGTTAGTAGCAGAGATAGAAGCTTCTGATGCTTTAGTGGAAGCAGTAGTCGCACTCGTAGCCGCATTAGTCTCGCTGGTAGCCGCATTGGAGGCAGACGTTGCTGCGTTTGTAGCGCTAGTAGCGGCATTGGTTTCTGAAGTAGCCGCATTAGTTGCTGACGTTGCTACGTTAGTCTCGGCAGTCTCAGCGGCTGTCTGCGCTGTTTCTGCAGCGGTTTGAGCAGTTTCTGCGGCAGTCTTAGCAGTCTCTGCCTGGGTAGCAGACGTAGCAGCAGTACTAGCAGAGCTAGCCGCTTCGGTTGCTTTAGTAGAAGCAGTTGCAGCTGATGTTGCGGCGTCGGAAGCTGATGTAGCAGCCTCTGTAGCTTTAGTAGTTGCTGTAGTCGCACTAGTCGCTGCACTAGTTGCTGATGTAGCTGCTTCAGTAGCTTTAGTAGTGGCAGTAGTAGCAGAGGTAGCAGCGTTAGTTTCACTAGTCGCAGCATTAGTGGCTGATGTAGCTGCGTTACTTTCCGAAGTAGCTGCATTAGACTCTGAATTAGCTGCTGCAGTTTCAGAATCACTAGCATTACTCTCAGAGGTAGCTGCATTAGAAGCGCTAGTTGCTGCTTCAGTAGCTTTAGTAGTGGCAGTAGTAGCAGATGTCGAAGCACTTGTAGCAGAAGACGCGGCAGCACTCGCGGACGCGGCAGCAGCGGCCTCTGATGCAGCAGCCTCTGTAGCTTTTTCTGTTACAGTGGTGACTGTTGCGTTATCGTTAGCGTCGCCGGACCCGCCTGTTCCTCGAAAGATTCCCATGATAATCCTCGTTGTTTGCTCTTTGTATAAACCACAGAAACGGGCTTATGATTTATAAAAAAAGCAAAGGGGCCATTGCGACCCCAATGCTAGTCTGGTTTATGCAGGCAGAGCTACAACCAAGCCAGACTCAGGACGAATCACTTCAGTGCCGTACAGCATGTCAGAAGTGAACAGAGTAGCCAAGTACTCTTGCTTGTACTGGGTCTGTGAACGTACACCAACTTGCTCAGCAAGAACCATAGCGTCCTTGTGGAACAAGAAGCCACCCTTAACGCCTGATTCCAGAGTAGGAGCGTTAGAGGTAACGTATACGTCGATGCCGTACAACTGGCCGATCTGACCGTTGTTAACACCACGACCGTTTACGAAGTCAGAAGACATGTAACGATCAATACCCATGATGGTGTTACGAGCAGAAGGAGGTACAACTAGGACACGGTTGTCCATAGGTACGTCTGCGTCGTCCAACTGCTGAACCAAAGCACGGAAAGCAGCGTCAGTGAACTCGTTCACGTCAGCAGTACCGTCAGCGTCATAGGCTTCCAAAGCGCCGCCAGAAGTGATCTGGAAAGCGTTGTTGTGAACCCATGAAGAGCCGTCACCGTTACCGAAAGACTTACCCAGAGCGAACAGGTCGTCATCGACTTGCTTAGCCAAAGCGTAACCAGCGTCTTCAGTGTAGAAGCGACGCAGAGAAGCCAAAGCCTGTGCTTCGGTGATGTCTTCGATCAAGCGGCTGTATTCATAGTGCTTGTCAACAGTTACGGTAACTTCAGTTTCAGTAGCCGCCTGCAAGGTGACCTGAGTAGAAGCTGCCTTAGCAGAAGCAGAACCACGAGTAGGCTTCGGGATGTGCAGAGTGTCACCCTTCTTGCCAGTCATGCTCATTTTGTTTACTAGATTAGCCAGTACAAGGTTTTTCTTGTAGCTAGCAACGATTTCGTCACTCCACAGCTCTGGGATAAAAGTTGCTGCAGTAGTATTAGTGACATGATTTGAACCAAGTGCCATTTTAAATATCCTTCATAATAGTATTAGCGCACCCTCTTCTCAGCATAGGCTCGCATGATTTCATCAGACATAGCCATGTATCGATCGGGGTCAGTTTTCATGAGATTAACCAGGTCGTCACGTCGGTAAATCTTCCTACTCGGGGATTCCCCTGAGCCTTTAGCACTGCCAGTAGATGCTTTCTTTCGTGCCTGTTTACGTTCAGCCTTGTCTGCCTCTACAACCTTTTCTACGACTTGTTGACGTTGCTTCCAGAATGTCAGAAGCTCATCAGCAGGTTCATATTCATAGTTGTTAGAAGCACGGTTAAACATCTCAGTACGAATGTTAGACTCGCCAACCCACTTCTGGAAATCATCGTTTTGGACAATCTGCATATAGTCAGGGTGGTTCTGTTCTAACAACGCTATCGCCTGCTGTTGCTTCATGGCTTGTGCTGTCTGTTCAGCGGCCTTGAGTGCAGGATGGTTAGCCATCTTCTGTTCTAAGTACTTGTCAGGGTCCTCGAAGAAGTCGATCTCTTCAGCGGGTTCCTGTGGGGCCTTATCTTTTGCGAGGTTAGCGGTTAAGGTCTCGTCTACAAGCTTACGTAGGTTGCCCAGTTCTTCTCCGTGACGACTAATCATCTTTTCAGATTCTTGGTGCATCCGGACGATCTCTTGAACAGACTTACCTCGGTACTTCTCAGGTAGTTCTGGTTCAGGAGCTTCTTCTTCTACTTCCTCTTCAATCGTTTCCAATTCAAGCTCTTCAGTAGTATCTTCTTGCTCCTCGATCTCAACTAGCTCTTCGCCTTCTTGCGCTTCGACTTGATCGCGCTCGTCTTCAAATGTTGCCATTCATTAAACTCCGTGCTCTAATAGCATTATGGAATGTATCTAGGGGTGTAAGGTCTCTTACGAGTTTGCCCTACGTTCTTTTGCGATTTGCTTCTCTCGCTGCCTTGCCCATTTTATTGTTGCCCCAGCGAAATCACCCGAAATTGGGTCTAGCGAGACAGTGGGAGTAGCAATTAGCCTTGCGGCTGGCTCGCCACATACCGAACACGGGGTAGTTTCCACAGTATGGTCTACCCAGTATTCGTCTGTATGTTCGTTATCACACTTAAAATCGTATCTACGTATCATCTTGATAAGACTCAAAAGTGTTCTTGATGTTTGTTTCAAAGAGTAGAATGTTGTCGATAACTTCTAGCTTACCTTGAATGAATTTCATATCTTCCAGGGTAGCTACACGTCTAATGTTAGACAGTTCATCGGCTGCATTCTGAAAGTCCTCTACAAAGTTTTTCCACCCTTCTGTCATAAACAGATCTAGGTAGGACTCGTAGTACTTCTCTAATTCTTTATCCATATTGGATTATTCTACCATACAGGTTAGTAAAAGTCAAGAGTTTTGTTGCTTTTTGGCACGATTTGTGCTAGGAGGTGGATTCTCAAGCTTCTTGATACGCTCGTCCAAGCCAGCCAGGACAGAATTGACCTGACTGACTAGATCTTCTAGCTCTTTCTTAGTTACCATTACTTTCCTTCATTTGGCGGTTAACGATGTTCTCTTTAGAGACCAAATCACGCTCTTTCAGCAGCAGTTCAGCCACTTTAGCTCGCTGTTGGAACTCTCGTTCATCTGCTTCACCTGGTTGTAGGTTAGTAGATAATACTTTTAGGCGGTCAGTCTCAGCTTCTGCCGGGATGTACTGCGTTTCAGTCGCGTACTTAGCTGCACGAGCCTGCGATTCAGCCGCTTGTTGCTCCAATACAGCGATCTGAGCCTGTGCCTGACGTAATTGTAGCTCTTGAGCCATTTGCTGCTGCTGTTGAGCTTCAGGAGAGGGCTGAGCAGCCTGTTTCAAGCGATCTACTAGCTCTTCACGGTTAGATAGGTTCATATTGTCAACAATTGACTCGATCAAAGCCGGATATAGCGGTGATTCAGGGCTCATTGTCTGCAACAACTGCACCAATTGAGTAACTTCGTACTCGCGTGCGATGATTCCTAGCGTGCTAGAGGCAGTAAACTTGTAATCTTGGACAGGATACGTCTCAGGATCGAACTGCATGTAGCGATATGCTGATTTTTTAACGAAAGGCAGCAAGAATGACTCTTGGAAGTTGATCAAGGTACGCTTGTGACGCTTGATAACAGCACCCAGAGACATAGAAATGCCTGCTGCAGTAGCTTCACCGTTGATATTACCAGCCATACCTGCGCTATCGATAGCACCAGTAGCCATTTGCACCATGTTCATCAGGTCTTGACCCTGTGCAAAGCTTACTTGGCTTACACCACCGAAGTTGAAGGGCTGTAGAATCTCTGACGGATTACCGTTTGTTAGGATAGTCTTGCCGGGACGTACTTCCATGCGAGCACCACGAGGCATACGTGAAGCATCTACGGCCAGCATCGGGTGAACAGTCAGCGCTAGAGCGTCGATACGAGCACGTAATTCAGCATCCA